ATGCTGGATATGCAACAGAAGCACGGCATTAACATGTTTGCCGGCAAGCCTGACTGGAAAGCAATCTTCAAGTGCATTAATACGCACTATCCGCATCTGAAAACCACGGAAAAGAAGCATGCCTGACCTACGCGCAGCCCACGCTGCCGTTAAACGCGACGACTTCACAACCGCTTGGAAGATCGCAAATCAGTACCTGAACGACGAGCCGGAATCGCCGGAAGCCCACTTTATTCTTGGATCGTGCCTTAGAGCATCAGGCAATCTAGGCTTGGCACTGACAACGCTTTCCAAGGCGCTCGCCAAAGAGCAAAAACAGCCGAATCTCTGGATGACTTACGCGGCCACCCTGCACGACCTGAACAAGTGGGACGATGCAGAGGAAGCGTTCAAGATTGTCCACAAGATGCTACCCAATGACGCAATGCCACCGGCCAACATTGGGGCCACCTACGTTCAACGGGGTAAGTGGCGGGACGCAATCAACTGGTGTGACAAGGCTTTGAAACTTGATCCTGAGTCGCACATTGCCAAGATCAGCAAAGGCTTTGCCTGTCTGTCTCTTGGCAGGTGGAAAGACGCCTGGCAGTATTCGGAAGCCCTGTACGGCAATCACCTACAGATTCGGGTTTACAACGAGCCCGACAAGGAAGAACCGCAGTGGGATGGCGCGCCTGGCAAGACAGTGGTGGTGCAATGCGACCAGGGCGTAGGCGACATCATCATGTTTGCCCAATTGATCCCTCGACTGCAAGCCGACTGCAAACATGTCATTGTGGAGTGCGCCGAACGGATGGCCGGACTTTTCAGGCGCAACTTTCCTGGCGTCACGGTGTACGGCACGCTTAAAGATCAGTTTGTCACCTGGGCCAAAGACCACCAGATCGACGCCTCGATCCACATTTCCTATCTTGGCAAGTTCTACCTGAACATGGATCAGGACTTTCAGCGGAAAGCGTACATCACGCCTAACCCTGAGTTGCTGAACAAGTGGCTTGGCTGGCTAGAACAGTACCCGAAGCCGTGGATTGGCGTGGCGTGGAAGGGTGGTTTGCAGCAGACGCAAACGCACTTGCGAAGCATCCAGCTTGCGGACTTGGAGCCAATTCTGGACAGGCCAGGGACGTTCTTTGACCTGAGTTACCACGACTCTGCTGCCGAGGTTGCCGCGTGGAACATCGACCACAAGACGCAGGTAATCCAGCCAAAACTTGGTAAGGACTACGATGACACGATTGCGTTTGTTGCTGCGCTGGATAAAGTGGCAACGGTAACTACGACGGTAGCCCATGTCTGCGGTGCTCTTGGGCGCAAGGCTAGTGTTTTGGTTCCTGAAATTGCACAATGGCGCTATGCCTACATGTGCGGCAACGGCACGGAAATGCTGTGGTACTCGCCTGACAGCGTGAAGCTGTACCGACAAAAAGGCGGAGAGATTTGGGCGCGACCCATTCACCGACTGGCAGAGGATTTATGAGACTCGGTCTTTAGGTGCGCAGCAAAGCGCTAGCAAGGGCTACACCCGCATAGACGCAGAGTTTGAGCATGCTGGGCAAACAACCAAAAAGAGCATTTGGATTGGCGGCGTTATGGAGGCGGTAGCCGGACTAGACGCTGCTGTTATTTACTCTGTAACTCGCCACGTTAAAGAAGCCGTCCGCGACATGGCGTTTGCGGCAACCGGCGATATTAGAGCGTGGGACAAGGAAGATCAAACAAAGCTAATTACCGAAATTATCATGAAGATCAATGAGGTAAACGCGTGCGCCTAGTCACTTCCAGCACTGGTAAGCACTTTGAAGAATACGCTTACCGGCTATTCGACAGCTTCAAACACTTCCCGAAAGGCACCGAACTCTGGTGGTACACGGAAGGCTTCACGCTGCCACATCAAGACGGCATTGTGCAGATTGACATTGCTTCGATTCCAGAACTGACAGCGTTCAAGGAAAAGCACGCGGTCTACAAAGCGCCAAACTACCTGTTTGATGTGGCCCGCTTCTCCAACAAAGTCTATGCGGCTTGCGAAGCACTGAAAGACTACGACGGTATCGGCGGGTGGATTGACGCAGACTGTGTGCTGCTTAAAGACATTCCAGAAGGCTACATCGAAGGCCACTTGCAAGAGGCTTACATTGCTTTGCTGCAACGCAAAGGCATGTACTCCGAAACTGGCTTTTGGATCATGGACTGCTCCATGCCAGAGCATAAAGACTTCCTAAGCATGTGGACAGAATGGTATCGCTCCGAAGCCTTCAAGGGGTTGACCAACTGGACCGACTGCGAAACACTGGACGCGACCATTCGCAGGTTCCAGAAGGACGGCTTAAAAGTCACTTCTCTGTCCGCTGGGCATGAAAAAGACATGCACCCGCTGACCAAGATAGCACTTGGAAAGTACATTTCGCACCTTAAAGGCAGCCGCAAGGCTTTGGGCTACTGCCCCGAGACTCATGCCGAGCCACTTGTTGTCTCTTGGGGGGAAAGCCAGAAATGAGTCGCTACAACCAACTTCTTGAGGCAATCCGCGCTAAGAAGCCAAAATCAATCCTTGAAGTGGGAACTTGGAACGGTGGCCGAGCGCAAGAAATGCTCAATCTGTGCCCTGATGCGACGTACTATGGATTTGATCTGTTCGAGGATGCCAGCCGGGACACCGACTCGGAAGAAATGAACGTCAAGGCCCATTACTTCCGCGATCAGGTTCTTGACCGCCTGACGGGCTTTGACGCGCACCTGTTCAAAGGCAACACCCGCGAGACGCTTGCCAACTTCCACGAAAAAGTGGACTTTGTCTGGCTAGACGGTGGGCATTCCATTGAGACGATCCGCAGCGACTGGGAAAACATCAAGCGTTGTCTGAACGAAGATGCGTGGGTGTTTTTCGATGACTATTACACCGGTGTTGAAATCGACACCACCAAATTCGGCTGCAACGAGCTGGTCAAGGACTTGAAGCACCAAGTTCTGCCCGCGAAGGATTGGGTAAAGGGAGGCGGCTCCGTGCAAATGTGTCGTGTGTTCCCTTGATACCGATTTTCGTCGGTCATGACCCGCGAGAAAGCGTGGCGTATCACGCCTTTAGTCAGTCGATCATTGACAAGGCATCTTGCCCGGTAGCAATACACCCTTTGTCGCTAAAGTCGCTGCAAGGGCATTACGAAGAAATTCACGTTGATGGCTCCAACGCCTTCATCTACTCACGTTTCCTTGTCCCGTACCTTATGAAGTACAAAGGCTGGGCCATCTTTGCTGACGGCGACATGACTTGCCTGGCAGACATTGCCGAGCTATGGAAGATGCGGAATGCCAAGTACGCGGCTATGGTGGTCAAGCACGATTACCAGACCAAGCACAAAGAGAAGTATCTCGGTACTTCCATGCAAACCATCAATTCGGACTACCCACGAAAGAACTGGTCAAGCGTGATTCTTTGGAACTGCGACCACCCGGCTAACCTGAAACTGACGCCTAAATACGTTATGGACTCAGGCGGGGCCACGTTGCACAGGTTTAAGCACCTGAAAGACGAAGAAATCGGGGAGCTGCCGAAAGAGTGGAACTGGCTCCCACAAGAACAGGGCGAGAACCCTGACGCCAAGCTGCTGCATTGGACTCTAGGCGTGCCAAGCATCCCGGCATACAAGGATTCGCTTTACAATGAAGCGTGGTTTTCTGCACTTGAGCGGGTGAATCACGTAGAAATCTGAGGAAACTATGAGCCTAGCAAACTACGGCGACCTAAAAAGTTCGGTAGCAACATGGCTTAATAGGGCGGACCTGACCGGCTATATCCCTGATTTTATTACGCTGGCCGAGCAGCGAATCAACTACGGTGGTGACGGTGCGTTCATGTCCACTCCGCTTCGCATCCCGGCAATGCAGACATCGGAAACCGGCACAATCACCGCCAGTTCGATTGCATTTCCAACCCGCTTTCTTGAGCCAATCAGCTTGTCGGCAACTGCCGGTGGTAATGCGTGGTCGCTGGATTACATGTCCCCCGCCGCGTTTGCAAAACAATCTACGGTTGCAGGGTTGCCGTCTGTTTACACCTACTTGTCCAACGCGATCAAGACGGCTGGGACTGACTCTGCTACCTACACGCTGAACTACTACCAAGCGTTTTCTGCGCTGATGGCAGACGGGGACACTAACTGGATTCTGACCAACGCGCCCAGCATTTATCTGTACGCCACGCTGATCGAGTCGGCCCCGTTCCTTGGCGACGACCCCAAACTAGAAATGTGGGCAAGCATGCTCAATTCCAGCATTGCGGCGGTTAACCGGGCCACCAAGTATCAAGGCGGTGGCGCTCTCGTCACCAAAGTTGTCAGGTGATTAAGCTGCGCGGCTTCACGCCAGATGTGCCCACGGTAACGCCGGGCATATTGCTGGACTGCACCCATTTCATTCCTTATGAATCGGGAATGAAAGCCGCTCCGAGCTTGACCACCAAATCAGATGCTCTTGCCGCGGCCTGTCGTGGCGCAGAAGCCCTGACGCAGTTGTCAGGCAGCCGCAGGGTGTTTGCGGGCACTAATGCGGGCTTGTACGAACTCAGCGGGTCATCGTGGACTGACAGAAGCCGGGGCGGTGGCTACTCCCTTGGAACACAGACGGAGTGGTCTTTCACGCAGTTTGGCGATACTTCCATTGCTGGCAATCTGGACAATGTAATTCAGTCTAGTGCCGCTGGCGCGTTTGCTAACGTAGCAACTTCCCCGCAAGCCAAGATCGTTGAGGGCGTGCTGTCCAGTGGTGGTGGCTTTGTCTTTGCCTTCAACAC